TTAATCATCTTCTGAATATTCTATATTAAGTAATTGATAAATTGATGATTTATATTTTTTACCTGTTCTTCTTCCATTTAAAATAGCTGACAAATAGTTTTCATTAACACCTATTTTCTTCGCTAATTCCCTTTGAGTCATATTTAATTCAATAAGTCTTTGCTTGACTTGCACTCCCAAAAAAGGTATCCATTTTTTTCGAGCATCCATTTATCAACTTCCTTTCTAAGCGATTTATATTTACTTTTATATTATTTTAGCTTACGCACCCCCTCTATTTAGTATATATTTTTAATATGTACACATATTAAGTATATAAATTTATTTAATACTAAATAAGATTTTTTGATTACTTTGTGCTAAAATTAGGATGTAAATTCGTATCATTAAGTTAATTATAAAGTCATTTTGACCTTAAGTCAATGGTTTTTATGTCATTTTGACCTTTAATTTGAAACTATTTACATCTTAAAAAGTCTTTTTGACATTAATTGAATGGAGAGTGTTTATGGATACTTTAGGAGAAAGAATTGTTTATTTGAGAAAAGCAAAAAACCTTAAACAATATGAACTAGAAGAAATGTTGGGCTGTGACAACTTAAGTAAATTTGAGAGAAACATTAGAAAACCAAATTATGAAATATTAAAATCTATAGCTGAGATATTTAATGTTTCAGTAGACTGGCTATTAAATGGAGATAATCTATCACATAAATCAGATTTAATTTGCGATTCCTCCTCAAACTATCCACTTAATAGCATAAACTCTAATGAAATAAAGCTTTTAAACAATTTTAGAAAATTAAATGATTATGATAAAGCTAAAATAGAAGGTATGATTGAATTAAAACTTCATGAATATGAAAAAGAGAAGGATTTAGGAAAAATTGAGTATAACAAAAATAAAGATGAGAAAATAGATAAATAATTTTTATGTTGCTTTTGATACGATTTTACATCATTTCTTTGTTCTAATATTTTTATTTCATTTATTTTCTTTTTTATAATTTTATGATAAAATAATTAGTATATTTTGCTTTACTTGAATGTAATTATTTATACAAAAGTCAAACATAATATAAATGTAGTAAATTTTTAGTTTCAAGTAATATCTCGTTATTATAACTAAATATTTATTAAAATTAGGAGGATAAAATGGGCTTAAGAGACAAATTCGCGCAATCATTTGCTAGATCAAAAACTATGAGTGGCCCTGAGAAAAAGGCTAATGAAATAATGGGTAAATTGCTTCTTAAGAAAGCTATATTACCTATCGTTTTAATGTTCGTGATAATAATCGCTGGAGCTATGCTTAAAATCAATTCTTGGGTTACACTTGGCATAAATTTAGTTATTGCTGTTGGTGCTTTCTTCTACATAAGAAATTCTAGTAAAAAGTATCAGAACTTTAAACCTTATGTTGGCAATTTGATTAGTTTAGAGAAAAAAGGTAAAAAAGAGTACGTTGCTATTATAAAACAAGGTAAGTTACCAGTTAAGTTACAAATAGCTTATGGTGGTGAAGACCTTGAACATGTTAAGAAAAATCAAATGGTTCAAATAAGTTATAATCCAGATGCTAAAATAGCTATTTTGGTTAATAGACAATAATTTAATAAAAAAAAGGAGTTGTCTTAAAATTGATTTTTTCTAATCAAATTTAAGCTCAACTCCTTTTTTAATTTTTATATGTTATTTTTATTACTTTTTTTAATTAATATTTTAAATATTAAATCCTTCTCAATAAAATAGTGAACTATCTACAATACTACTTTATCTTTTCCTAACAATATATAATCTGGTGCTACTCTTTCATGTTATACACCATTTTGTAACATACCTTTTATATCAGTAACATCTTCCTTAATTTCCTCTACATCTGTTTTCATTATACCCATTTGAACAAGTATATTTTTGTTTATTTCTTGTTGTTGTGTAGATAATTCTATAAAATTTTCTACAGTTTTTTTATACATGTCTCTATCTTCTTTTTTCTCCTGCATAGTATTTTTAAATAATAGAGCACATAGTATACCTATTGCCCCTAGACTACTCAATTCGGTTATTAATTTATCCATTATAGCCTCCTATTGTCTAAATTTTTTATACTTATAGCTTTAATTTTTGTTGTATTCTTACATCATGCAATATTATATTTTCAGGATTATCAATTTAATCTTCTGTACTTTAAATTGTAGGTGTAATTTATAGATTGAATAAATAATAAATATATATACAAGTTCTAATGTAACAAAAAATAAGTACAAGGCTTACTTATTAAAGTTAAGACCTTGTACTTTACATAAAAAAAATAACTAATACATAGTTATTCTAAATTTACTATTCAACTGGTATTTCTAATTCTTTACATCTAATTCTAACTTGCTCTCTAATTACTGCTGGTACTTCTTCTATTGTTTTTTTGCCTCTTAAAATTAAAGCTACATATACTTCTACCATTCCACTCTCACCTCCAGATTTTCTTACACTAAAAGTGCTTATATTACTTGCTTCATTGACAGAACTTTGATTTAACAACATCTCATATATTTCTACATTTGCTATAAAATTATTTGTTATATCATCATCTTGCTTTACTTGACCTATACTTATGTCTGAAATGTCTTTATACTGCATTTCTACTTTTCTACCTTGTTTGATTTGTTCTATTTTATTTTTATCGAATTTAAACAATTTTCACACCTCCATTTTAAGCTTGTGGCTCGTTGTTTTCAGCATCATATCTAAAAATCATAGATGGACGTTTTATAGCTGTCCATTTATCTCCTTTTTCTACTATGATTTTAGGCTGAGCACTTTTTATGTTGGCTTCTTCTAATTCATAGATTTCTTGGTAACTTGAGTCTGATTTTTTGATTTCAACTAGTTTCATGTCTTTGAATAAGTCAGATTTATTTATTTTTACTTGAACTTTAGTTTTATTTATTAATTGATATATAGGATTGTTTTCCATCATATCATCCTTTAATCCCTCATTTAATGTTACTATTAAGTCAGTGTTATTTTCAGTAATGTTTATGATTGAATATACTTTATTGTTTATCATTAAAATAGAATCCTTTTTTACTTTAAGCCCTGTTTCTGATTTAAATATAAACATACTTGAATATAAATCGCCTGTAGGACTACTGGCTTTAATCAGTATCTTATTTTCTCCTAATACTATTTTATTTTGTGGTATCTCAAATATAATGCTATTTATTTCCAAATTAGTCTTAGTAGATATTAATTCATCATTTATAAACATTTCAAGTTTTTCTATAACATTATTAGGGTCTTGTACTACAACTCTCACTTGAGATATTGATTTTTCAACTATTTCTATAGATGCTTTACTTGTATCTACTTTTGTTATCATGTATATTGTATCATCTGAAAGCTCTATATCTAAAATATCATTTAGATGTTCAGGAATTGGTATTTTAGTAAATTCATATAAATCAGTAATTGATATAGATATTTTATACATAGATTTATTTTTACCAGTTATCCATAGACTATTATCATTTTTAATTACTAGTATGTGGTCATCATTATGTGACTTAATTTCTTTAACATTAGTTAATACTTTAGTAAAAGTTCTTATTATCTTATCTTTTTCACTTTCTCCTAGTCCAAATAATCCATTTGTATTGTACCCTTGAGCGTACAACTCTCCCTCATTAGTTAAAACAAGTGTCATTGAGTTATATATACTTATATCTTTAACAGAAGGTAATCCAGTAACCTTTTGTAACTCTCTTACATCATTATTGTGGCCAACTCCCAATTGGTACTCAGTATTCTTTCCATATGACCATAGAGTATTATCTGTCTTAATAATATAGGAGTAGTTATCTCCACAAGCAACTTTTTTGACATCTGATATATTTACTTCAGTAAGAGTTAATAATTCTATATCTTCAAGGGTTTGATTAATTTCTTTATATGAATTACTTCCTATTCCATATAACTTGCCATCCTTAGCAACAGCCAATGAATGTGTTTTTGATATATCAATATCAGATACCTCAAATGGCAATATTATTGAAGTATACTTAAAATTATCTTTAAATATGTTTTTATAATTTATATACTTATTATTTGTTTTTATATACTTATCATTAAACATTACTAGCTTTTCATTTTTCTTATTAAAAACTATTTTATCTGATGTGTTATCTGTTTTAAAATATGAATGTAGGGAACCTTCAAGAGCTTCATTTTTATCATTATCATATCTATGGTGAATACCTAAATGATTATATCTATTATCTCCTGTTGAAGAATAAAATTTTCCATATATATCTTTAATAAATATAGTATTGTAACTAGAAAATACAGTATCAACATCTTTCTTTATAGATACTTTATAATATGGAACTGACATATCCCTATAAGATTCATCAGATATACCATAAGTATCTCTACCTGATGATATCAAATTGTTATTATTATCTATATAAAGTGTATTATTAGCTGTTACAAAAACATCTTTAACATCTTCCACACTATTTGTATTATTATTATTTGCTATACTTCCATATCCACTAAGACCTCCAACAAATAGTTTATTGTCATTTGTTAAAATGGCTGAAGTATATCCATTAACTACTATTTTTTTTGCATTTATAATATTATTAATTACTCGTATCCCCTTTATATCATTAGTCTCTGTTGAAAAGAATACCCTCTCTTTTTTCCCTGTAGTATAAATCATATTGTCATTTGTTATAAAAAATGTAGCTTCACTTCCTGCTGTCACAACAGATTTTACATTCTCAATATTTATTTTTGTAAATGTACTTATACTTCCTTCAGTAAACCCAAAATAGCCATTTACAAGTCCACATACATAGCATGTATTATCATTTTTAACAATGATTGATACATCATTACATAGATATACATCTCTAACACCATTTATAGGTATACGTGTAAATATATTCCTACTTGTAGTATCACCCAATCCTAACTGTCCTTTTCCATTATTACCTGCTCCATATAAAAGACCATCATTAGTTAATAATAGAGATGTGTTTCCATATACAGCTACATATTTTACATTTTCAACATTTATTTTAGTAAATATATTTCTATTTACATTATCTCCTATTCCTAACTGACCAGAATTATTTAAACCAACAGCATAACAGGTATTATCATTTTTTATCGCAAATGCATGTTTACTATTGTCAGTAAATCTATTTACATTTATAGATTTTATATTATCAATATTTATTTTAGTAAATACCTTTCTATTTATCTCATCTCCCACTCCTAATTGACCTACATCATTTAAACCAACACTGTAAAGCATATTATTATTAGTTAATAAATATGTAGACTTTGAATGGCTATATATTTCTTGTATATTAGAAGATATTTCACTACTGCTATTCTTTTTATTGTAATTTATCTTATTATTTAAATTTAAACTACTATTAACTGATATACCATGCGTACCCTTAGAGTTATATCCACATATAAATAAGCTCTTATCAGTTAATATTGCAAATCTAGTTTTATCTCTACTTAAATCATAAGGAGGTATAAATATATTTTTTATATTTTTCATTACCTTTTTATAATTAGTGGCATTATATCCATCTTGTGTATCTGAAACATCTAGTTCTTTTGCACTTTCAGATATATTCCCAAAACCATATAGCGTGTTAGAAGATAAATACAATAGAGCTTTATATAAAAATATGGCTTTATCAGAGGTAATAGGACCTGAATTTATATTAGATGCTGCAATATTATTAGATGATTGATTGTTAAGATAATTCCTTCCATATTGATGTATATAAGATGAACCTCCAGAAATAAGTAAATTATCTGGATTGACATTTTTTAAATTACTTGACGATTCCCCATTATATAAATAAGCAAAAGTTGTAGAAGATGATGATTGTGTACATCTTGTAGGATAATAATTATATATATAAGAATCAAGATATCCTGCATATGAAATTCCCTGATATTGAACTCTATAGCTTGAATCAGTTGGTTTTGTCCATGAAGTACCATGGTATCCAGTTAGAAAAGATCCAATGTTTGTACAAAATACAGTTACATACTCATATATGATAATATTATTAATTTTAGTAATATTATTCGTGCATGAAACTCTACTATAACTTGACCCTGATATATTTATATAATACCAATCACTTAATAAACCTAGATTTACATTAGATCCATCAGAAGTACTAAAACCTAACAGGTAATTTGTATTTATACCAGTTGCATATACCTTTTTTTCATCAACTACAATAAATGTTGCATTATATGAACTATAAGCATCAGTTACATTACTAAGGCTAATCTCAGTATATTGACTTATTAATGCATTACTAAGTCCATTAACATAACTTGAACTCTTTCCAGAAGTGTATATTTGCTTATTATTAGTTACAATTAATGAAAACCAGTTTGATAAATCAGTATTTATAACAACTTTTTTTACATTATCTATAGATATTTTCTTAAATACATCTGAATTAGAAGGAAGAACACCTGCTATTGAGTTACTATTTGGTCCAGAATAATAACAAGTATCATCATTTTTAATGTAGAATATTCCTCCAGAAATATTTTTTGATGCTACTATAGACTTTACATTAGAGATACTTAATTTTGTCAACTCATTTAATTGACTTGGTAAGTCAGAACCCATTCCTTTGTATCTATTATTTCCTAGACCATATACATCTCCATTCCCTAAAATAACCAGAGTACAATAAGGACTAAAAACGACATCTCTTACAGAATGTATATCTAGTGGAAGTTCAATATCCTTTATTTCCATTTCTTCTTTTAATAAAGTTAATTTATCCTCAGATTTAATTAAATTTATATAATTACTATAACTATATTTTTCACTATCCATTTTCTTAAATTCTACAATGTGCATATCATCAAAAAACGAACCTAATTGTCCATAAGTATTATCTCCTGTACAATATGAATCATTATTTGAATCAATTAGTATGCTATGTGATAAACCAATGAAAATATTCTTAGCTACAATATTTTTTAAATCTATAAATGAATTATCTATATTCTCAGAGTAATTTGCTATACCTAACTGATATATATCATTATTTCCAGCAACCTTTAAAGTACCTTTGTTATCTATAAGCATAGTGTTACCATGACCACATGCAATAGTTTTTATATTTACTTCTTCTATCTTAGTAAATAGTGATGATTGAAGTGCATTTCCAAAACATTTTTCCTTTCCACAACCATATATATCATTATTATACGTCATTAACACAGTGTGTTCAGAACCACAAGCTATAGTCTTAACATCATTAATAGAAACTAAACTAAATAAATCTCTATTATTCTTATCTCCTAAACCTAGTTGACCTTGATTATTAAAACCAGTAGAATAGCATTTATTGTCATTCTTTATTATAAAAGCTGATTTATTATATGAAAATACAGCCTTTACATTGTCAACATCTACTTTTGTAAATGTATTTACATTTGCAGATGCTCCATTAGTTCCTAGACCTAATTGACCATACAAATTATTTCCAGCAACATATAAAGTTCCATCATTGTATAAAAGATATGTTGATTGAAGTCCACATGCAATATCCTTTACGCCTTTTATTTCTGGAACCTTCTCAAATGTAGAAACTGTTTTCCCTACTTTTTCTAATCCCAATCCCATTTGACCATCTGTATTTATACCTGCGACAAGTAATTCTCCATCTGAAGTAAGTATAACTGCATGAGATTCTCCACATGCAACTTTTTTAATATTGGTAGATATATTTGGTATTTTCGTAAATAATTTTCTTGTTGTATTGTCTTCTCCCAATCCAAGTTGAAAGTTACTATTATCTCCACATCCATACAAGATATTATTATTTTTTAGACCAAATGTATAGTTACAACATCCAGTAAAAAAATTAATAAAGTCATAATTATCATACCCTTCATCAAATTCATCAACTACCATATTTTTATCGCCAAAGAAATTACCTCTTTGAAGTAGTTTAGTTCTTTTCATTATAAAAACCTCCTAATTATCTTATTTCATACGAATATTTATTTAAAGTTATATCTGTCTGACCAATTGAATATGCCCTATTAGATTTTGTTTCAACAAAGTTATTATCCATTTCATGTATATATCTAACTCTATTTGCATTAAATGGTAGCACCACATTCTTAAATGTAACACTACCAAGTTCTCCAGTTATACACTTTCTATTTAAATCTAACTTAAGGCCTTCTATAGCTATTATGTTTTTAGCATTAGTTAAGGTATCATACCAATATCCAGCTTCATCTACATCTATTTCTGACTCTAATTCTAAGTATATTAAGATATCTAATACTTTTTCAGATAATTTATTGTAACTATTTTTTAATACAGATAGTTCAGTTTGTATTTGACCTCCTATTACATCATCAATAGATATATTTTTAATTTTTTCTACTACCTCATTTATAGCTCCTGATAAGTTTTTAGCTTCTGTAGATAAGAGTTCTTCGCCAATTTTTACTTTTATTTCTTTTATATTTTTATCAAACTTATCATCTAAATCTTGAATATCCTTTTGAGTTACAAAAACCAACGTCGGGTCTACTTCTAATGTAACATTTGAAGTATTGGACAATTGTAAAATCATTTTTACAACCAAATCTTTAATACTGCCATCTTCAGCACGTGGCTTATACGTCTCTGGATACTTACCTATAGCTATTATATTATTCTCATTATCCAGAACAGCAGCTTCTCTTATCATAAATCCACCAACTGTTCCTGGTAAAATAGTCTCTATAACTATCCAATTAGGATTTTTTTCATCAATTCTTAGAGAATTTATATTTCCTTCCCAAACTACATTCTTTAAAGCAGTTTGTTCCTCTGTTGGCTCATAATATTCTCCATTACTATCTCCAACTTGAAACTTGGTTAATCCAACAAGCTCTCCTAGTGCAGTTGCATTTGCTATTTTTTCTCTACCAATTTTGGTTAATATTATATAAAATTTTTCTTCCAATTATACCACCTCCGATTTAGGATAAACTACTACATTTTCTACACCTGTATCATTTGCAATAGCTATATTAATCTTACAATTATTTTCAATGCATTTAATGCTTAAAGGATAAACCTTTATTTCTTCTCTACTTATCATTCCAGCTCCACAGTTTACAACAGCACTACATTTTATAATTGGTTCAAAGTATGGATGAACTTTTACCTCTTCACTACATACCATACCTCCACCACAATAGACCATACTTTTATCTAGTATTATTGGTTCTAAATAGTGTAATAAGTGAGCAGGTTTTACTCTTTCAATCATATCGCTACAATCTAAAAGAGTTTTATAGTCACAGTTATTTGCTATAAAACTCAATACGAATGTAAATTCATCACTATAAACTTTTATATCTGTTTCTGATTTTGTATATGCCTCACATATACTTTTTATAACTTCAATAGTACTAGTACCTCTGCTTCTCATTTTAGCTTTTATATTGCTACGTCTTGTGTCAAAATCAAGTTCTTTTTTTTCAATGCAGAGTATGTCTTCCCACATATCTAATCCCCATGTTGCAGTGTCAACAAATAATTGGTTAAAGGTATCATCAATATCTTCTTTAAGAATATTTAATTCTGTATCGTATGCACCTTGTATCTCCTCTACAATGTAATTTCTATCAAATGATGGTAGTTTATCAATTAGCTTCATTGATTTTCCACCTCACTAAAATTAACAGTTGTTACACTAGGTATTTTATCTTCATTAATAGTTATATTATCTGTACTTCCATTTATAAGTAGGTTACTTAAATCGTGTACACCAGTAGTATTTATAAGTATTCCCATTACTTTTGTATAGATTATCTCTCCTCTAATATCTCTAAAGTATGTATTTATACTTTCTAGGAAAGATTCTTTTACATTGTCTAATGTATATCCATCTTCTAGTTTCATTACTGCACTTATACTTATTTCTATTGGTAATGGTGTCACAACTGTTATAGTTGGTCCAATAGGCTTCTCTTCATCTATATGTTGCTGACACCTTTCAATTGTTTCTGTATCAACAGCTTGATTATTTTTCCCAAATATCAAGACCTTAACTGTTCCCGGACCATCCCATCTTGGATAAACCTTAACATTATAGACTCCATCTACTTCCAAAGCCCATTCTTCATAGTGAGCTTTATTTCCACTTGTAGCTTGATTTCTTTGGATTTTATAAAATCTTTCTTTTAGTTCTTCATCTGTCTCTATATCTGTACCACCTTCAAAACTTCTTGTGTTAGTAATCTTTGTTACTCCAGATATATTATCAACTAGTTTAAATTCACAATTTGTAGGTAAATTATATTTCTTACCAACTTCCAGAGCTTGAACTGGGCTATTGTCACCTTCTTCACTACCAATAGTTACATCTTTTATTACTACAAATAGTAAATCTCTATATGATATTATTGTGCCATTATTTATTACAGTACCTTTCTCTCCAATAAATTCAACTTCTCCATTTGACTCTGTACCTAACTTTCTATATACACCAAATTCATTGACTCTTTTATCAAGAAACTGGTTATATGTGTCTTGTATAAAAGCCATTTTATGCATCTTTGAAAGTTCTAGATATATCTTCGAAAGTTCTAGATTATTTCCAGATACCATGTTGTTTAGAAAAGAACCTTCTCCTTTATAAATATCAAGATTAATATTTTCAAGAGTTCTATTTTTTATTACTTCATATGTCTGGTCACTATACATTTATTTCCACCTCCCCATAGATAGTGGATACTTTTACATTTGCACTCAATATGTCTCTGTTAAAGTTAGCACTTTTTACGTTTACTTCTAATATATATGGATTTATTAGAAGGGCCTCTTTTATGAATCTACTAGCTTCACTTTCTGTAAGACCTTTTGTATATTTTTGTCCTATTAGTTCTGAAAGCTCTGTCCCATATTCTAAAGAGTATATCTCATGTTCATATCTATTTGTCTTTATACACTTGTATATCCAAACTTTTAAGGCTTCTTTTTTTTCAATTATTTTAAAGTCACCTTTTTCTAAAATAGGTTCATCTTTTTCAAAATCCCATGCCACTTCACGAAAGATTGGCAATTCTTCTGTTTTAGGTAAGATATAATCCTCTGGGACACCTATAAAAGGAAATATTGTACTCATTATAAGCTCACCAACTTACTTACAACAGCAAATTTTTCGCCTATTCTAAACATTATTACCATATCCCCAGATTCAAAGTTATCTATAAAAGGATTTTTTACTTCATGCTGGTGTTCTTGATTTGTTTCTGTGTCAAATGTTTCTAGCTGTCTATCAATCATCCAACTATCTATCAAAATATCTTCTTTTTCTAATATGATGTTATTTGTCTCTATTTTTAAATCTGGTAATTTACTTTTAATTTTTCCAATAAAAAAAGAAGGTTGATTATGATACTTTCCTTCTTCTCTTATTATTCCTATAAATTCATTTATTGGATTAGCCATTATATCACCATCCTTTTATAATACTCTCCTAGCTGTGTTAAAATCTCTTCTACTACTTAACTTACTTATTTTAACTACATCACCTTTTTGTGGAGCATGTAAAAATTCTCCATTACCTATATATAATCCAACATGGCTGACTGGATTATGAAAAAATACTAAATCTCCTGCTTGAAGATTTTTTTGTTCTACTTTCTTGCCTTTTTTAGATTGTTGATTTGACGTTCTTGGCAAACTAACATTAACTTTTTTAAAACAATAGACCATTAAACCAGAACAGTCAAAACTACTTGGTCCATTTCCACCCCATTTATAAGGTTTACCTAGATGTTTTTTTGCTTCTGATATTACTATTTTAGCTTTATCAGATACATTACCAGAATAACCACCAATAATAATTTTTCCTTTTCTTCTTCCAAATTTACTAGCTTCTTCAACATTTCCAAATAAAATATCTATATGGTATGTTCCATTCTTTTCTATAGTTATTGCAGGTCCTACGTCATTTACTTTATAGACTCCATCACGACCAGAAACTCCTGTAATTACCTGTATTTCATCTCCATAGTTTAATAAAGGATGTTTATTTAAAAACTCTTTTGTATAATAAGTTTGCTCATATTTACCAACCATAGGAGCAGCGCAAGTTTTTTTAGATGGGTCAAGTTTTTTCTTTCTACAATCTGTATCTCCACCTTCTTCTTTTCTAGGACAGTAAGCTGTAAATTCTGCTGTAAACTCTTTTCCTCCTGCATAATCTTCTCCCCCTAAATTACTTTCTTCCTTAGGTTCATCCTGTCCTGCTGACTTTTCATCCATAAGATTTTGAAAATTAAGTTCAAGCTCAATTTGATATTCTCCATTTTGCCAAGTATGTTTGTCTGTATCTATATAAAATAGTCCTACAAGCTTTGTATAAGAATCTTTAACTTTTACTCCTCTACCAGTTATACAACTTACATCTCCATAACCTTTAAGAGAACAGCTTTTTTCTATCCCATTAAACTCGCTATCAATATCTACATCTTGATTTTCTTGTTGCTGAATTACTTTTTGCATTATTACATTTACTTCCTTAAAAATTTCATTATCTATTTTTTCGCTAATCTTGCTTCCATACTGGTCTACCACTATTACTTTATTTTTTACATTTTCCATGCTCTCCGAAAAGGTGGTATTTATAATATTAAATCCCTCTTCAAACATAACACTTAATGTAACAGTTCCTTTTTCAATAACATTAAACTTATCTAAATTGGCCTCTATCATATACTTTTTCTTTGTCTTTTTACTTGCTTCTGTATATGCACTCATTATTGTGTCATAACCATTTACTCCTATAAACATCTTTGTATACTTGACATTGGTCTTTGCTATTATTCCAACTGAAAGCCTATTTTCAGCAAATACTTGCTTTGCTATGTCTTCAACTAACTTATCTTTAAAATTGTATGACACTTCACTTTGTGTAAGTAAAAATCCCATATCTTTAGATACAAAACTAATTTCATTACTGCTTGAATCTTTAGACCTATTAATTATCATTCCTCTAAAGAGTTCTTTCTCATCTACATAGAAACAGACTGTACTAGCTATTGGTATATCGATTTGTTGGAAATTTACATCAAATGATGATTGTATTATTGAAAACTCTAGTGTCCTTGATGGAGATTTATAATCACCTGACCATGATACCTTGTCTACTATGTCAGTTATGTCATATATACTTCCGTTTTTTATGTGTACCCAAATCTTAATAATAAAAAATCACCTGCCTTTTCATTTAATTCTATCAGCAGTTATTTATAACTTATTATCTATAATAGTTATTGTTTTGGAGTTACTTTTGGTATCTTTATTCTTTTATACTCTTTTAAATCTAATGTAAAATATACATCTCGAGTCCCATCTCTTTCTTCATAACTAAACCCTTCAATTATGACTTCCATATTTATATTTGTTTCCGTAATTGTAAATCTTAATATAAAACCTTCCTTCATCCATTTTTCTATCTTATTTACACAATCATATGGTGATGGAAAACCTGTATAGTCACAGAAAGTATAGTCTTTATTTGGAAAAAAACTTGATATTGAAATGCTTTTAAGAGCTACACCACCAAAAGTTGCTATTTCACCTATTTTGAGTATACTAGAAGAGTTTACAGCAGCTTTTCCATTAATACTAAAGGAAGATGGAAATACTGGAAATCTAAATCTATCTTCAGCTTGTCTAAGCCACATTTCCATTATAAGACACCCCCTAACTGTGCCAATTGGATACTTGCAACTAATTTTGATGTTATCTTTTCTATATCAGCTTCTTCTCTAATCACTATTGTATCAGCTAACTTAGCTATGTTTATATTTCCACCATTTTTTCTGCTTCTATATTGATTTGCTTCTTGTTTAGTTAAAACCATTTCACCTTCATGGAGTCTGGTTTGATAGTCATTATAAGGAACATAGTTCAATCCAAATGCATTATTACCTTTCTTACCTGAATAAGCTTTACCAGAATCACCAGCCTTTGTTCCAGCATATGGATTATCTTTGTAATTTTTTTTACTCTTTTCCACTAGATTTAAAACTGTTCCTGTGATGCTTCCATTTTTTATCTTATTAATCATAGTTTGCCACCATTTACATATATCTTTAACTATTTTACATACTTTATCTAATATGTTAAAAAAAGCTCCCAATATTGGCTCTATAATTTTCCATCCAGTTTCCAACAGAGGTCCTAAGGTCTCCCATACAGTTTTCCAAATAACACCCAGTGTCTCTATAAAATTGTTTATTTGAGGTGCATATTCACCTAAAAAAGTAAAAATTCTTGTGATAATAGGACTAACAGCTTCAACTACAGGTCCGATTAGTTGGAATGCTGTAGTTACTATTGTACCAAATATACTTATTAATCCTTGTGCAATTGGTGATTTATTGTTTATACTATCTAGTAAATTATTTACTAAGTTTACTACTGGAAGTAATGAATCTATTAATGCTGTAAAATCGATATTTTGTAATAGTGTACTTCCTGCGTTAACAATTGCTTTTGGTGCATTCCCTATCATTGTTGCTGCATGATTTTCAAAACGTTCTTGCTTATTTTCAACCATCATTTTACGCTTTTCAGCCTCATTAGAAATTCGATATTGAGTAGAATCAGAAAACTCTTTTCCATTTTTTACACTTCTAGATTGCATCTGGTCATATTTGTTGCCAATAATTATCTTACCATTCATTACATTGCCTATTTTACCAGCCATTTTTTCAGATAAGCCAGCTAAATTGCCTAATCCACTTTCTATAAAAGTTTTTATTTTCTTTAGTCCTTGACCTAAAATATCATCAAAAGGTTTAACAATACTCTTCAAGCCATTGTTAATGCTTGTTTGAGCTCCTGATATTATACCTGGTATTGTATTACTCATTTCTTTAGCTAACCCCATCTGCTTTACACTTATGCCTTCCAATGCTTCATCAAAAGTTTTATAATTTTCTCCTACCAGAGTATTAAGAGATTCCATGTTTCCTTTTGCTGCACTTAAGAAAGCTGCTGATACATCTTGTTCACTACTTGTATTCATATTTAAAGCTCTAACATCTACCATAGCTTGAGTTATATCTTTTTCTTTTTTGCCACCAGTAATATTACTAATCATTTTAGCTTTAGTTCCCATTGCAACAACATCTTCAGGGTCAAAAGGCGTATCATTTGCCATTCTTACTAAACTGCCATAATAATCATCAACATCTATTTGATTAACTTTTCCAGTATTTCTTTTCATTACACTTTCTAGAACAACTTTCTGATTTTGTTCCTGACCAAGTAAATCAACACCCTTTTTCACAGCGACACCTATAGTAGCACCATTTGTCAAATCAGATATCTTCCCTTTTATCGAACCAAGTATTCCACTTGCCATATCCTTTACAGCTATTGCACCACTCCATACCTTACCTGCAAATAATCTCAATTTGGGAAATACTTTACTTATAATGCCACTTGCCATATCTTTTATAGCTATTACACCACTCCAAAAAGTATTTTTAAACAACATTAACTTAGGCAAAATTCTACCCATAGCACTACTCACCATATCTTTAAGATTAATACTTCCTTGATAAGGACGTTTCTCTACTTGTTTTAATTTTCCCAAGATACTACTTATCACTCTCTTAGTCATATCTTTTGCTTTTATTACGATATTCCAAATCTTGCCACCAATCTTTTTTAAATTTCCAAGTAATTTATTTTTAGTTTTTTCTACTTCATCACTTTTAGCTTTAAATATTAATATAATCATAATATTTGAATTAAACTCATTTTTCTTTTGAATCAACTTATTAAAATAATCAATAATCATAGCTATAGTTATTGCTAGTCTCATAATACTTCCATTTAAACTTCCAATAACTCCTGAAACAGCATTTATGCTAGAACTTAATTTTGTCATAGTTGAACTTACACTACTAGCAGTAGTTTGAACTTTTCTTAACGAGGAATTTAAACTGTTTACTCTATTACTTGCACTTCCAATAGAATTTTTTATGCTACTAGCCATTACATTAGTGGAAAGTGAAACAGCCACAGTTGCTCTCCTAAAATTATCAGTTACTGATATAATTTGATTCATTTTTGGTGTGTAATTATCTGTAAGGTACATATTTATACCTTCTTCTCTCACATTTCCCATTACATACCACCTCCTGTCAAAGGACACACTCCATATCCATGTTTCATTTTTTCAACTTCTTCCTCAATTTCTAAGGCGAAAAAAGCTTCAATAAGCTTTAATTCGCCTTTATCCATTGCATAAAAAAGGGACGGTCTTATACCTTTTTTCTTCCAATAATAGTACATTATTGTAGTCCTGGTATCCGTCCCTATTAGTTTTTTACCTCTTCTATCACTGCATTTTTACCATAACCCATAACATCTTGAAGTATTCTATATAAGTTGGTAATTTCACCTGGTAATAATAATTTTCTTGCTAATTCTTTTGGTGTTGGAGCCTTAAATTTATCCATTAGCTCCTTATTTTTAAATAAAAGCTTTCCATCCAAATCACAAACACCTTCTATAATTGTAAGCATCTGCATCTCCGGTAAGTCTATATCCGTTTTCATATTTTCATCAATTTTAAGACAAGTATTTTGTATTTCTTCATCTTTACTTATTGTTAAAGCTCTACACATTACTTTAAATTCCTGCCCAAATATAGTTGATAATCTCTTAAGTTCAACTATAGTACTTGGTCTTTCTAAGTTTTCTGTATCTGAATTTAAAAGTAAATCTACTATGTTTATATTTTTTGATAATCCATTTTCACTCATTATTATTTGCTCCTTTATCAATCAAATTCAATCAACTAACTTTTTTACTTATTAACTATCTGAATTTATTAAGTATATACTTACTAAATATCAGTATAAAACTAAATATAAAACTAAATTATATCAAGAAAATCATACTCAGTAAATGTGAAAGGAGCTTCTATCTCTCCTTTTACTCCAACCTCCCAATCAGCTAAAGTTAAATCATCAAATGCTATATTTTTTACTGCTATTCTTTCTGCTCCATAAGAATCTGGGTCATTTAATTTTGATATAGCAACAAATCTAGGTTCAGAACCTCTCTTTATCTTTTCTCCAATTAACTTGTGCATTCTTGAACTAACGTGGTATAGAGTTATTGAGCCTTTTCCTTTATATCCCATATACTTTGTATCAGTACCCATTTGACCTGCTATTATAATATCTTCTTTTGTAAATTCCATCTTTGCTTGAAATTTCTTTACTTCTGCTACTTTGTTTCCATCAAGCCAAAGTTCTCCCCAAGTACCACTCATTACATTTCTAGCTTCCATATTTGCCATATTAATAATCCTCCTATATTTCTATTGATAAATCTATATCTTCCATAGCATCAAGTACTTTTATTTTTGCTTTTAAAAATACTTTAGAACCTGTGTTAGCTTCTTTTATTTCTTGTAATGTCATATAAGATAAATCTACTCCTTTTGATTTTAAATACGATTTTTGTGCTTCAAAATCTATTTCAACAGTAGAATCAGATTCTATAAGTGCTGATTTTTCTAATTCTTCTAAATAACTTTTTATAGCTACTATCAATAAACATTTGTTGTCATAACTGTTAGTAACCTTTCCTATATAGTCATCTATTATCACCTTTCTTATGTCACTATGTATAATATCTAAAGTGTCAACTATTTTTATTTTCTGGAACATTTCTCCTTTTTCTGCTGTTAATTCAGTTAAAGAATTTACTCCTCTAGCAATTCTTATAGCTCCTGCTTCTTTAATAAGTATAAGCTCTCCTTTATTAACCCTTGATTCTGCATCAACTTTCGTCATCTTAGGTATATCGACTACATCACTAAGTTTAGTATAAGTTACTGATTGACTTAAAGGTGTACCTGCTATAAGTCCAGCCACCCTGCTTGTAAACTCATCAACACTGTATTTCTTTTCTCCAACTAACACATCTTCTGTAGTAAAATTAATTATCCCTTCATGATTTCCTACAACTTTTCCTAATACAGCTTTAACCTTAACCTTATCTATATCTCTAAGTTTAATTATCCAATTTTTTATAGCAGTCTTATCAGCTTCTACTGCTTTTGGCATACATAGATAATTAAATTCCTTAGTCTCTAAAAAATCTAATGCAGTTTGAATATCTGCTTCTCCTTCTATTACATAAACTAATAATTTATTTGGAGTGTTAACATTTCCCATCAAAGCTAAATTTATATATTCTTTATTTTCAGCAGATAAATCAACTGGTATATCCTCTTTTTCATGTATTTCATTAAGACCTAGTGCCTTAGCATCTTTAAGTACCATTGCAATTATTCCTCTAGCTGAACGTTCTTTAACAGTTGTAGCTAGCTCCTTAAATGATATGTTGATACTTGGTAATCCTATAGCCATACTATCACTCTCCTAAATTTAAATTGATTTCTTTCATATTTTCATATACTACATCTTCTTCATATACACTATCCAGATAGTTTAGTGTAAATGTAAAGTTCAATACATAAATTGACTCTTCTTTTTTAATACTTTGTTCTAGCTTTGTTATATTTAATTTTCTGTCTGTTACCTTTATATTTCTGTTAAATAGCTTATTTAATTCATCTGAAATTTCATACATTCTAATACTCTTTGACTGTGGTTTTGGTAAGTATTTTATAGAGATAACAATATCTTTGTTATTCGTATTTAACATTACAGGTGTACAAATAACTGATAGTATACTTACAAAAAAACAAGACCCTTCAGAGCCTTGCACACTTTCATCATCAATAAAAATACTTTCAGTAAAGTTTTTTTTGAGAATCTCAATAATTGTTTCTAATATTTCCTTGTATTTAAGCAAATAATCACCACACTATCACTAAATATTCTTGCTTAATCTGATAATCTTACTATAAATGATATAAGTCATTTTTAAATATATATCTCATTTATTCCTGTCAAGTATCTTCTATATTTTTAGGTAATATTATTCTTTTCAATCTATCACCTCCTTCAATATGGATTTCTTTCACAATAACATTATCTCACATATTTTATTGCCTATTGTTGCAATGGTGTATATAAAGTGTTGTAAAATTGTCCTATTTTTTATAATATCTCACTCAATTTAAATATCATCTTTTTCTTTAAATTGTAGCAAGATGTTCTATCTAAGTGTAGTTTCATAGAAATATATGTCATATTGTTTTTTGTCTTACTATTATAAAAAAGATTAAAAAATTCCATTTCTATATCATTTAGACACGTTAGAGCATTTTCTATCTTCTCTTTTTCTATTTCTATATCTTCTTTTTCCATTTTTAATTTTCTTAATCTTTCCTCTCTTTTTAACACCTCATTTTCCACAGAAGAGCTTATGTTATATGTGTTACTAGTCTTTTCTGTATATACCATTGCTCCACATCCAGAGTATTCATTCTCACATCTTTTTATGTCCAAGTTAATATTCTTTATCTTTATATCCAAATACTTATAATTATGTAATCTTTTATCTGTTTCTTTAAATAATATATCTTTTTTGTTTTCCATAGTACTTCCCCTTTTTTATATACTTATTATTAGCTTCAAATTTACAATAATCTCTTTAGTGCACAGTTTTTTACTAATCTCACAACTTTCAAGAACATATTGTTCTATAACTGTATAAAAAAAACTTCTTCTATATTTTGTTCTAAAATACTAGAAATCTTCTTAGCCATAAGAAGTCCAGGATTTTTTATACCTCTTTCTATTTGAGATATATAATCATTTGTAATTCCAGCCTTTCTGGCAAGTTGAATTTGTGTCATACCTTTGCATTTTCTATAATATTTCAAGTTATTTTTAAACATTGTTTTATACCTCCATTACTATTAAGAATATTTTGTTCTTCCTCACTTAGATTATATAGAATTATTTGTTCTTTATCAATAGATTTTAGAAAAAAATATTCTTTTATATTTTATTAGTTTTATTTTTTAGAACAATTTGTTATAATCTATACATAAGGTGGTGTTATAATGTTTGCCAAAAGATTAAGAGAACTTAGAAAGGAATTTGGATTGACTCAAAGAGAACTTGGAGAAAAAGTAGGCGTTTCCCAAAGAGTCTTAGGGTACTATGAAACAGAAAACAGATTTCCTGATGAACACATTTTAAATAAATTGGCTGATGTATTTAATGTATCAGTTGATTACCTTCTTGGAAGAACCTTAGTTAAGGAAAATATTGATACAGTAGCTGCACATAGAAAAAATCCACATGAAGAGTTACCTGAAGAAGCACAAGAACAACTTAATGATTATATAGAATTTTTACTAAATAAATATAAAAAAAAATAAACCATATGATGAGCAGTCTATTTTTCTGCTCTTTTAATATAATTTAAAGGCAAACATACATTCTATTTTAGGGGGATTTTTATGAATAATTTGGATAAGCTTTTTGAATTAGCTTCTCAAGAAGAGATAATAATTCATTATACCACTTATATTGCAGGTGATTTAGAAGGACTATATATAAACAAACATGGTATTAAAATTATATCATTACTCAGTAATTTAAAACAAAACTCAAAAAAATTGACATCCATCTTAGCTGAAGAACTTGGACATCATTTCACTAGCCTTGGATACTATGTATCCTCTTATAACGATTATTATACAAAAATTATTATAGATAAGTGCGAAAATAAAGCCTTAAAATGGGCTTGTGAGTTCTTAATTACTGAAGAAGATATAATAAACATAATTAACTCTGGCATCACTTGCGTTTATGAAATGGCAGACATACTTAATGTGGATATTACTTTCTTTCAAAAAAGATTAGAATTTCTATCATTAAAAAAACAGTCTTTACAACTTGGAAATAATAAATATTTAATATTAACTAATTTGCCGTATTTCTACATATTTGATCCAATTTCATAA